ATGCACCACTGTTGGATGTTAACTGACTAATAGGCACTCTGGCATTATTAAACTCTCCGTCTTGAGTATAACTACGACCGACCACACTACCTGTCTGGAAGTAAAGCCTTAGTGCATCCTCAGGATTGTAAGCGTTTCCTGTTCCAAGATCAACCTCATTTAGCCCATCGGCATCTATAAATACACCATCCGGAACAACACGCGAAACAACTTGCTGAAGTTTCAAATGTGTAATCTGTATCAGGTCCGCAAATGGGATCATTCTTCTTACCAAAGACTCAACAACTCCTTTGTACATTCTTGGCGCACAAGCCACATAGTTAGGCAGTGCATATTGATTGGCTGAATTAGGACGCACCATGTTCTTCATCATATCCCACTTTAGGATAATGTTCGTTCCCATGACCATTACTCCTTCGTACCAAACATCAATTCTTTTCTCTACTCTTTCGAAGTTGCCCTCCTCCATCATTTCTTCTGGTGGATTAAACTGATCATCTTTCTCTACCGTTCTGAAAGCACCATCGCTTATTTTTTTCTTTTTATATACAAAGCTATTTGTGGTCTTATAGTTGAAATACAGAAGGGTACATGTATCTCGTGCAAACATACTGTTCTCGTACATAGAGGCCACATTGTAATAGTCGTACCACGACTGACTGTACTTAGATATTTCTTCAAGGTCTGCTGTAGTAAGCTCAGGATTTATCTTTAACACCTCTGTTATAGGAATAGTCTTTATCTCCCCCCAGTAAAAGCAATCCTTGAAATACGGATCTTCTGTGTAGCTATACACAACATGCGCTGGGTCAACATACTCTACGCGCACACCGTCTCCATCCTGGAAACTGTGCTTGCACACCCCAAGCCCTAAAGTGGCGATATCATAATCAACTCGCTTTCTAATGTCAGAATAGTGGTTTTCCTCAAGTAATGTGTTTATCGCTACTTCACTGGCTATTTCAATGGCAGGCTTGTAATTCATCTGCATGTAAAGCTCAAGCTCAGTGTCTGTTTCCGGAAGCTCCTCAGGATCTACTTCAAAAAGATCAACTCCAAAATCCTCTTGTATTTTGTCAAACAAGGGACGAGAGATCATATTTTTCTCAATTTTAGTTTGAAACTCATTCCTTCTTTCCGCGGATAATGCATCCTGCGCAAAGCACTTTATGTCAAACAGCCTGTCTGACATACCATTGACCACAATGTCAACGAACTTAGGTATGATTGGTACGGGTGTCCAGTCCAGGTTTAGATAGCTAAGGTCCCCGTCAATAGCAAGCTCATTCTTGTACTTACCCACTGACTGATCAGGGAAGGCCGCAGACTTAATGTCGATCTGGATTCCTTTCATTTAATAAGTTGGCTTACTGAACTACTATTATTATACCTTGCAAAATTAATACTTATTTTTGATTTCTGTTTAGTGGGAGTGTATAGGTGCTTTTGGTTAGCCATTATAGCTAATCCTGAGCTGATAGCGGCATCATACTTAGTTCGGTTGTTAATGTCAAACTTAGCCCAGTCCTCCAGCGTTTTGGTAAAATACATCGTTCCCATATCATCCGAATCCCTGAAAGATCCTGACATGTCAATGCCTATATGCTTTTCAATGTAGGACTCTATAGCTGCCGCGTGAGCCTGCTTTACATCCTCAGATGTGTTGGGTATACCTCCAAGCTCTCTCTCTGTCTTAGAAAGTTTGTTGTAAGATTTGTCCGGCCTGTTCATTGAAAATCCTCTATACCCCCTGTTCTTCAAGTGATACAGTAGTCGAGGCTTGTTGTTCTCCGCAAGAATAGGCATGCCGTAGAATACACAAGCCATAAGCACCTCCTCAAAAAATATCTCTGCAGTCTGTGGTCGCGCAATATATTCAAGAAAAAATTCATTGCTCGGCGCGTCATCCATGTTAAACTTAGTCAGCCCATGCAGTGCGCCATTAGAGCCATTACCCAATACAACGCCTGATATGTCATATGAGTCACAACCAAAGCATCCCAGGTGCTCGTTGCCTGGATACTTAATCCCATTACGAATGTCCACTCTGTTCTGTAAATGCGGAGGTGGCGTCCAGCTTACCAGGAATCGACCGGTCTTATTTGGACTCCATATAACCTTAGTGTCCTTTATGCCATTTTGCCAAGAGAAAGAACCTCTTGTCAAATGGTGCGCTGTAATTAGTGAGTCATTGTAGTCAATCTGCTGGTAGATCTTAGTAAGATTAAATATAGACGCTTTGCTTTCGTCTCTAAATGCGTGCGACTCGCTGCGCGGAAACTGTCTGTAGAACTCATTAAGAGCGTCAGGGTCTGCACCAAGCGAATCAACCTCATTATCCCAGTAACTTATAGCACCCTGGTATATTTCTTCACCATCTACACCAACAATAGGATCTTTAGGAGTGTAAAGAACCGGCATTCCATACCTATCAATGTATCCTTCAAAGTTCCATTCCATAGGTATAAACAATGAGTAGAGCCCGCTCTTGGTCTGGCCGTTAGCGTTTCTGTTTCGTGGATCAGAATCCATGTACAGCTTCTTGAAGTTACTACCTCCCTTGTCAAGAGCATTGGACGTAGACCCCATCATACACTTACCAATAATCTTACTACCCAACCGCAAACACGTTTTAGTTACACGCCAGTTGTTTAGAATATTCTCAGGCTTCTCCCACTTACCACTCTCGTCGTGTAAAAGAAGCTTCAACTTCTCACCATCATAGCTGTTGTCAGATGTGTTCTTCCAGTCAATAGTTGTGTCAAGACCCTCCAGCCTCTCTTCATCTATATCGTACATGTTCTTCTTGGTGATCTTAGATGCCGGAACACGATACGCTAACTCCGTCTTTGGCTTATCCATACCATCCTGTATGGGCTTGAAGAAGAATGGATAGTTGTTAGATATAGGAACCACTTTGTCGGTAAACATCTTTTTAGCATCAGATCCAGTCTTAGATAGTATACCAACGCGAGCATCTTTGGTTATCGTAGCTTGGTTTACACCCTCACACGAACTCATAAATGAAAATCCTGAACGCCTGATTTTTAGGTAGCACATTCCAAAGCTGCGTGGATCTGCCTTGCAGGCCTCCCAGTATATATAGAATATTCTATTCGCTTCTCGGAAGTCAGGGTGCCCAACGTCTATCTTCGTCCACTGTAAGTACATATAGTGCGTACCGGTAATGTAAGTTGGCGTGCCGTTGTTGTAGAACCAGAAGCCCTCTTCCCTGCGATCAAACTCCTGCTCTATGTAATCAACCCATTGGTTTTTGAACTGATCTGGCGCGTCATGCCACTGGAATATAGATGATATACGACTAAGCTCTTTCGGATATTCAAACGACTCCCAATACTGATCAGATTTAGTATCGCTACGCTTATAAGGTTTATTCGGCTTTGCAGGGAGCGCTATCTTTACACCATTGATATCGTACACTTCACCTACCGTACCATCCTTAGATATAACTACGACATCGTGCTTTTTATTGTACCCGTACTGCCAGGTGTGTGCCTTGTTTTTGTTTGACAACACACTCTTGGGTATGTAGTCCTTGACTACTCTATAGATGCTATTTTGATCTTGATTCTGCAAATCCTTTTGGTGTGTTGGTTTTCTTTTCTAACGTGTTACCATTTAGCATGGCACTTTCGTTTTCTATGAGTGTTAAGATCTCAAACGCATCAAAGATGGCAAGCTTCTTTGTAGCTGCTGCATTCTTTAGTCTATCGGCAGCGAGCTCATCGTCTTTGTCATACTTAATGATATCTTCTTTTGCTACCTTTATAAGTTGCTTTACGGCCTTGTACCCGGCTTCAATAATGCTTTTCTTAATTTCTGAAGTGTCTGTTATATTCATCTTGCCACTTTATATCTTTTGTCTTTTCATATTTTTTATAGATGGCAACAGCCTTTGGGCATCTGTCCCACCTGTATTTGCCCTTTATTCTTTTTAGCTTACACCCACATTCTAACCAAGCCTCTGTCTTATCCACCTATAGCTTTAGTTTAATGTTTGAGGTAAACATGCGATAAAGCTTTTCACCATCAACCTGAAACGCATATTCACTATCAGGCTCAAATGAAATAATATCACCCTCCTTTAGCCCTTTGCTTTCCAGCTCCTTATTAATATACTTAATTATTCCGACTAATGGCTCTTCGCCAGCCTTGAAGATAAAAGACTCCTTAGCATCGACCGGCTTTATAAAGCAATACTTACCATGAGCCTTCCATTCACCGTCTTTCTGGTACAAGAAGAACTGCTCGTTATCTACAAAGAAAAGGTCATCCTTAAAAAAGCTCCGTCCACTTTTTTCTCTGCCCTTCATATCATAGAAAAACTTAAATACATTATGGTGAAC